CCTTTAAAATACAAAGAACCTTCTGTGGGGATATACCCTGTTGATGTGCTTAATGTATCTAATCTTAAATTTTGTATATGGGTTAAATCTTTAGAAATCGCAATGCCAGTGCTGGTTCTTGCCGTGTCCGTCAGCACCTGCAACCGCTCGTCTAGAGCCCTGTTAAATAATAACCGTTCCATTATTCAACTGGTTTTAATAATGCTTCTACTAGGTTACCCCCAACAGCTTCATTTTCTTCCGTTTTTGGGGTGTTTAAGCGTTCATCTATCCATGCCTGTGCTTCTTCCCTTGTTGTAAATTTATCGGGGTCTTTTTGCATCAAAATATCCGCTTTATCTATTAACCCCTGTGCCAACTCCCATTCCCACTTATGTATCTGTTCATCTGGTGTTAAAATTTCAACATTTTCCTTGTAATCAATATTTAACAATTCACCAGCGTCTGAACCTAAATGCACATCAATTATTATCTTTTCTAATTCAAATAAACTGTGTTCAACATTACGCCACATTTCTAAATCAGATTTGCGTGCATCTAACAATTCACTGTTTCTGATTTTTAATGCGTACCCACTGGCTTCCTGCGTACCTTCTACAAAGTTAATTGATAAATGATAATTCTGAGCCAATATTTTATACGCATCCTTAATGGTTTCTGTTAGAGCGGGAACAGAATTTGGCGGTGCTACAATATCCAAATTCCCGTCAGCCCCCAGCTTTAATATTTTATCCTGCCCAACATCCAACTTTGCTTCATCAATATAACTGCCCGTTGCCACCATGTAACCGAATGACTGAAATTGCACATTCGCATTCTTGTTTGTTTCTGCTACATTAATCACCTCGTTTGTTGCGATTAAATCATTGCTGGCATCATTATCTAGATAGGCATATTCTGGCCGTCCTTCTTTAAATAATTCCACAAACGGCAACACCCCGTATGGATTCAACATTTCTGGGTTATCATCTGGCGTGTAAATATTTTTATCACGGTCGTATACAAAGGTATTCTCTGCGTCCCAGTAAGCAAATTTTTCTGGCTCATCTGTTGTCACCTCGCTTTTCATCGGCAGTGGGTATGTTATAGCAAATGGCCGTAACGGGTCATCGCTAAAATGTGGTTCAAAATCCATAATAATATCATATTCCATTCTGTCATTACGCCAGCACGGTTTTAATAGTACAAATTCCAACAGGTTGCACATGCGTTCTGCTCTTTGCATTTTATGGTCTTTGTTGTGGAAAATTTCATCAACACCTTCAACAGAATATTCCCTTACTGGCTGTTCCATATATACCAAACTAACCCTGTCAATTACACGCTTTGCCACATTCACATTCGCAATAGGAATTTTATCAGTCAATTCCCTTGCAAAGAAATTTTTTGTATACGGCTCTGTTCTACCTTTGTAGTAATTATATGCTTTTTTCCGTGCTTCACGCCAATCGTTTTTTTCCGATTGATTGGCCGAATAACGGCTCTGTTTAAGTATTAATTCTGATAACTTTGGTATCATATTTCTGACCTCCAAATCGTGGTGTTGATGTTATATTTGGTTTATACACTGGGTATAGGTAGTCCACAGCATAGCCGATAGCATCGGTCAGATGGGTTAGTTTACTTTTACTTTTATCTATTTCACGGGTTCCTTCTTTATTAACAACCTTTTCAAAATCAGTTATTAATTCCTTGCATTGCGGGTCTATTATCATGCCACCTTCTAGCATTTTATTCACCGCATCAACCCTATCCTTGACGAACGGATTTTTATGTTTTGCCCGTACCTCCACTCCGTTTCTTTTTATTATTCCAATATCTGTAAACCCCGACGATGTGCTTCTTGCCCCACCGCTTGCATCTGGGAAACAAATATATCTAGAATTTTTATATTTTTGTTTTATATGGCTTATCATTTTTTGCGTGATGATTTCGTTTCCGCCTTGTGATAATGTAATTGCGTCAAAGATTCGTATCTGGGGAGCATGCTCATAGATTTGGAATAAAACACAGGCACAGGGGTCCAGATTGAAATCCATTCCGAAATACAAAGGCTTCCCAGCGTTATATTTATATTCTTTGACATTCTTTTCCCTATTAAACATGTAGTAAGTTTGCCCGTATTGTAAATTTACGAATTCACCCATTAAATATGCTAGAATTAATTTTTCATCATAATTTTCTTTTAAGGATTCAACAAACTCCTGCGGTAGAAACGGATTATCTGTTGTTTTACCCTGTATTAACTGGTAATCATTTTTGCGGTTGTTTTTCCAGTATTCATACACCCAATTAAATCCTTCTGGCGTTGTTGTTACCCAGCCCGATAAATGTTTGCCTTCCCTTAACCTAGAAAGCCCCATTTTCCACGCCATATCATCTTTTAATAATGCACCTTCATCAAGGCCAAAGCCTGCCAAATTTAAACCCGCCCAGCGTCTAAAATTTTCTGCACTGCGTAAAATTATATGACCGTATCCGCCACGCCAGTAAACTGTATATTTGTAATCGCTTGCTCTGTATGTGTATTTAAAACCAACTAATTCCAGCACTTGTTCTAGCGTAGGTTGTAACACATCACGAATCATTGGGTAAACTGGCTCTGCCAAAAGAATTGTTTTTGTTGGGTTGCGTCCTAATTCAACTAATGCTTTTAATGCAAACGCTACGGTTTTCCCGCTACCATAGCCAGCCACCAATGCGGGATATTTACTTTCCGTTTTTAGGAATTTCCGCTGGTGCTTTAATGTCTGTAAAATCTTGGACGCTGAATCCTGTTGGTAACTCGTTATCATCTAATAAAGGTATCTCCGATTGGCCTAAATATTGTTTCCCTAACCATATCGCCATAGAAGCATTATTTTCTGCCAACCTAAATTGGCTTCTTCTTAAACTAATTTTGCCCCGACTGCTCTTTTTTTTATAGTACACCGCAAAACTAACATCAAATTCACGCTTAATTGCTCTTTGAATTGTATCTTCTGAACAATCAAACCAGCCTGCAATTTCATTCAAGGTACATTGCAACGCACACAGCTTGTCTACCTCTTCCCAATCTATTTCTTTTCTAGGTCGTGCCATATTGTTTCTATGTTTTGGTTTAAATCTTTTTCTGTTTGATTATTTAAAACAACAATATCACTGCAATTATTTAAAATATTTTCATATTTTGTTTTTCTACCCTTCTTAAACTTATCTGTTTGCGTATCGTTTCTATCAAAATGTCTAACAGCTAGGGTTGTATCTTTAACATCTAGATAATATAATTTTAATTCAGTTAAATTCCTAATGGCTTCTATAAAAGACAAATTAAACAGCCTATCACCTTCAAAAAGAACCGTCGTTTCACTTATTTTTTTAAAAAAACTTACCGCATCTGGTTGCACAGACATGCTTAATTTATCTGTCCCATCAAATAACCCTTTCCCATACACCCCCAGAATGTACAAATTTTCATCCGTATAATATTCACCACGCAATACACCAAACCGAAACATTTTAGGTTTTTTTAATTTTTTCCTAATATTTTTAACCAGAGTCGTTTTGCCAGACGCAGGCATACCGCCAATTCCTATCGCTTGTATGGGTTTGTGTTTTATTGTTTTCATTTAACCCCCTAAAAATTCATTATATTCATTCCTAAAACAATCCCAATCTTTATCCATCATTATCACTTGGCCTGTATTTCTAAAATGGTTTTGCTTTATTGGGTTCACCCCCACATCCCTGTCATTATCTTCTACCCGTAAATGTTTGGGCAAATTCTTTTTTCTTATATCCCAAAATATGCTAACATCTTCTTCTGGGAACCGTTTTTCGCTCCAATCTATACGGCTTTTAAACATATCATTATACACATTCGGGTATCGCCTGTTTTTACGGAACCAACCTTTAAAACAACACAGCGTCGTTTCTAGGGTGAAATATGTAATATCTTTATGGTTAATTCTTTCCCGTGCTTCTTTTAATAATTGCAACCCCCTTGCTTCTGCCCACTCTATATCTGCCTTAGTATATTTCACTGGATTTTGTTTTGTCCAATCTAAGTTATCACGCCCAAATACCTTGCATATTCCATTTCTATGGCTTTTTGAGCCCGAAATATCACTCAAAAACAGTGAATCGCAGTCAAGGTGAAGGTTACCTATGCGTAGATATTCTAAATAGCTAAATGTTCCTAATCTGCCGAAAAACCGAAATTCTTTTATCACTTTATGCCATACCCTATAAAAATTCTGATAAATAGAATCTTTACTATCATCCATTAAATTATTAAAAAACTGCTTCTGGTTACCCTGTACCAATTCACGATAATTACGCACCATTTCGCCCGTTTTTGTTTTTACATAACGCCTGTCCATATCCCAAAACAGTTTCGCCCAGTTTTCATTTATAAACAGTTCTAATTCAGTAACATTAATTTTATTTAAATCTGGAAAATGTTTAAACAGTATGTATGTCGTGACAATATTTTGTGTGCATCCGTTTAAATATAATATCCATAACCGTTGTTCTTCATTGCAGTTTAAGTGTTTAAAAAGTTCTGGAATTGCATAATAAACCGCACCCGCATGTGCTTTATATTTTAAGTGAAATTCATAAAAGCGTAGAAATACCTCTTTTCTGTATTTGGGTTCCCTAAAATCCATTCCGTATTCTAGTTCTGTAATATGCTCCATTAAATTTCTTTTTGTATAGATGCCCCGTGCTTTTTAGCTCTATTTAATTCATGTTCTAGTGTGCCACATTTCAACATCCCTGCCCGCAAATAATTCACCAGCGAAATTCGTTCATATTCGCCCCGCTTTCCTATTATTTCAGAATTACCGTGAATCAGTGTTGTGTTATTCATCACAATCACATCTGTGCTGTATACATTCAACGCAACCCTGTATTCTGGCAATACTAGATAACCACCTTGATATTCACCCATGCCCAGCACCAACATGCTGGCAAAACCATCTGTTAAATTCTTTTTATCCCTATGGTATGCCGTTCGCCAGTTTCTGTTTACGGTTGTGGTTGTAAATACACTATCGGGGATTCTAAAATCCTTACACACTTTCTTATACGCCTGTCGCATAAACCTGTAATCGTTTGGCAGGTATTTTTTAAATACATCAGATGTTAATATTACCAGCCGTGCAATATCTGCCCACGCTTCAAAATTATATTCCGTAAACGCCGTCATTCTACAATATGGGATTCGTGGGTATCTATCAAAATAACCGCAAATGCTAGAACTGATATTGTATTTTGTTCTGGTGGTATTGCTACGCACGCCATCTTTTTTTATAACATTATGCCGTGAACCTTTGGCCGTAGCGGTTCCCCTGTTATCGGTTTCAGAGCAGGCCTGTCTGGCAGAAGGATACGATTTTTTACACACAGAATTCGGCACTGCGTTTTTCTTTAACAGGCAAATTGTGTTGCCCGTATCTTTATCTGTAACAATAACATCTTCATCCAACAATAAATCATAATGTTCTTTTTCTGCAAAAAGCCCCAAAAATTTGCTGGATTCTTTTTCTGATACTTTACGAGATACCTTTAATTGCTTCATTTATTGCACCCTTAATTGCATCTGTTATGTTGTTCACTTTATATATTTCCATCAACGCTTCCAGCTTATCTTTTATTTCACCATATTCATCCTGTGTAAAAAATATTTGAATCATTTTAATATTTGATTGCTGTGCTATATCAACATCTGCTTCTGCTTCTGTTTCGTTTTCACCTTCTATAAATTCTAATGTTTTATTTTCATTTTTAAATAGGTTGTCAATTTCACCTGTTTCAAAACCTGTTATTTCTATATCAAAATCACCTGTATCAATTTCTGCAATTAATTCCTTTAAAAGCGGAAAATCCCATGAAGAACCTTCCTGTATTTTATTATCAGCTACATTGTATGCCAACGCTTTATCCCTATCCAAATCAACAAAAATTACA